TAGACTTACACAAAGGACAAGACGTTCTATTTACCTCTCAACATGCTATCAAAGTCACCCAAGAAGAAGCCGTGTTCTTCCTAGTGCGCAAAGACGCTATCCTTGCTGTATTGGAGCCTACAAATGGCTAGGAAGGGGCCAGGCGGAGCGCCTCGCACTGTAACTCCACCAGAGGAAGAGATGATTGCTTTGGGCAAAGAGATGATTGATTGGGTAAGCCGAAATAGGCCCCTACACATCAACCAATGGTATAGCGTACACAAAGGAATCTTGTGGGAAACCTACAAGGAATACTGTAGAAGAGCGGAATTCGCCCCATATAATGAGCGCGCGCTTGCTATTATTGGGGAAAATTACATCAACGGAACAGTAAACGCATCCATAGCGCATCGCTTCATGAGACACTACTTTAAAGACATAAAAGAAGACGAAAACGAGCTCATAACATACAAAGCAGAGCAGCAAGGCAAGCAAGATCGCAAGACTGCTACAGAGACTATCACGGCTCAAACTAAAGTCTCTCTACAGGGACAGTCAACACCCTTGATCAATGGATGATATCACGCTCGGCAGACTAGCCGCTAACCGTGACCTACGCTTACAGACTCTTTACAAGATCGTAGACAAGTCATCCAAGCTTGTTACTTTCAAGCCTAACTGGGCCCAGCAAGACCTCCTGAATAATGTCTGGTATAGAAATATTATCCTTAAATGTCGTCAGCTTGGCTTCAGCACCCTTATCGAAGCCCTCCTATTCGACGACATATTCTGGAACCCAAACACAAGCAATGGGATCATTGACCAGACATGGATTGAGGTTGAGAAGAAGTTTAAGAAGATTAAATTGATGTATGAGAACCTCCCCGATGAGGTTAAGGCTATCAACCCTCTTAAGCGCATGACTGCAAGCGAGATTGAGTTTGAGAATGGCTCAGGCATGAGAGTAGGCTTGTCTATGCGTGGTGACACGATTAACAAGCTGCATATATCAGAGTTTGGCCCCATATCGGTTGATAGCCCCGACAAGTGCGAGGAGATCATCACGGGAGCTATTGAGTCAGTGCCCAAGGATGGCTTCATATTCATCGAGAGCACAGCAAAAGGCCCGGCTGGTACGTTTTACGATATGTCCAAGCAATGGGAAGCCTACCAACAGGACGGATTGCCCTACACGCCGTTTGACTACAAGTTCTTCTTCTACCCATGGTGGAAAGAGCCTTCATATAGCATGGACGTAGACGTTCACGTTAACGATGAGATGGCAGCCTACTTTGAGAAGCTACAACATAACCATGGCATAGCTCTAAGCGGATATCAAAAGACGTGGTACATAAAGAAGAAGCAATCTCTTCACGATAAAATGTTCCAAGAGTACCCGAGCACGAGCGAAGAAGCCTTCCTTGCATCCTCCGAGCTACAGATATTCGGCAAAGAGATGAGCCTTGCTAGACACGAGAAAAGGATTGGTAGCTATGCACACAATAAGCAACTACCCGTACATACTGCGTGTGACCTCGGTTACACTGATTATACATCGATCTGGTTCTTCCAGATGGATCTGGACGGCATACGAGTCATTGATTATTACGAATCTACTCTATGCAGCATTGAAGTTGATATCAAAGCCATGAGAGACAAGCCATACATCTACGGAAAGCACTTTGCGCCTCATGATGTGACCTCAGCTAGCAAGGGCACTGGCTTGACAATCCAACAGATGGCCGCAAAGTTCGGCGTGGACTTTATCAAGATCCCTAGAGTGCAGCATAAGAAGCAGGCTATCGACTCTACAAAGATGCTCTTTAACCGTCTCAAGTTCGATGCAACGCTATGTAAAGCTGGTTTACAACGCCTAGATGGGTATAGAAAGAAGAAGAACAGCGCTGGCGTTATTATCGATGAGCCATCACACGATGAAAACTCGCATAGTGCAGATGCCCTAATGACTATGGCGGGTGCTATGGATCAGCTAGGCCGTAAGAGCTATACCCAGAGCGACATTGATGCCGCTAGCGTTTTTAGACAAAATTATTATAACTAGCTGTATTGTCGAAACGACCCAGAGGTAGCATGCGGACTCAAATTTACCCCGAGATGAATCGGAATTTCTATGTGGAGAATCACCTTGGGGATAATGGCATCCTGAACGTGATGAAAGAGGTATACGTAGCCAATATACCTACGTGGCAGAACAACTGGTTTGAGGGCACGATTGACAATCGCTTTAAATGCGGTGACCAGACCTTGTGGAAAGCTCTATACGCTACTATAGCTCCCTCTAATCGAAAGCAATTCAATATCAACTTGATCATGCGCAACATCAAGTTCATGACCGGTATACAGCGTCAAGGGCGCAAGAGCTCGATCTGTACGCCTATTCATGACGGAGAGTATGACCAGCAGGCCGCAGACGACCGCAGCGCATTGCTAGCATGGTCATATAGCAAGGACAAAACCTATCACAAGATAAGCGATTGCTTTGAGAGCGTCATATCAGCGGCTGGGCTTGGTTTAATGCAGTCATGGCTAGATTATAGAAGCGATCCAGTCAATGGAGACTTGAGACATACGAATATTCCTTTTACGGGCATTTTCATGGATCCATTCTTCGAGAACTTCGACCTATCAGATTGTGCGTTCATATGGGTTAGGAAGTGGACTAACAAGCAAGAGCTTATCTCTATGTATCCTCACATGAAAGAAGCGATTATAGAGATACCTAGCGCCCAGATGAGAGATAGCAAGTTTATCTACATGCCAGAGACGAGCATGTATACGAAGCGCAAAGACCTTGTAGCGGTGGACGAGTTCTACTATGCCACTACAAGAGAATGCAAGATGATCACTGATCAGGAAACAGGCGAGTCATATGAGCTCAAGAAAGGCTTAGAATTCGATCCGTTTGTGAGTACGTTCTACGATGGTCGCTACACTACAGAGACCCGCACAAAGTGGACTGTTAATCTAGCGATCGTTGCAGGCCCTCTAGTCATTTATAATGGTTGGAACCCATTGCAGATCGACCGATACCCATTTACTCCATTCATGGCCTATTTTGAGCCTTCCTTTAACGAATGGGGCTATCGATGGCAGGCTGTGACGCGCATTCTTAGAGATCCGCAGTTTCTCTACAACAGGCATAAAATTATTGAATTGGACGCCATGGAATCTCAAATAAATTCTGGTGAGATTGTCAAGGAAAGTTATTATAAATCACCTGATGAAATGAAGAAAGTGGGTCAAGGCGCTATCAGAATCGCGAATGATAACGCAGACTTACACGCAGACCGTGTTTCTATCAACGTTCCAACGATTCAAGGCGATCGTCAAGCGCTTACTGAGGGTCTAGGCAACGCAGTTTCGGAAGTATTCGGCATGAATGAACAGGCTATGGGCATGGCTGATCAGGATATTTCGGGCTTAGTTAGCATGATTCGTCAAAAGTCTGCTCTTGTAGGCAAGGAAGACCTGTTTGACCACCTAGACCGCTCTCAAGGTGAGATGGCCGAGGTAGATTTAGCTATTATGGAAGCCAACTGGTCAGAAGGTAAGTGCGAGCGTATCTTAGGTCGCAAGCCTAGCGAGGGACTGCTTAACCCATTTGTAGACAAGTTCAGCGTTGCTATTGAAGCGGGCGCTATGACAGAGACACAAAGACAGTACGAAGCATTGCAAGTCGTCGAACTGATCAAGCTAGGGGCTCCTATCAGTTGGGATTTTGCTATCAGCAAGATGAACATCCAAGGCAAGAACGAACTCATGGCGAACATGAAAGCAGCCCAACAGCAACAACAGCAAATGCAGCAGCGTGACTTCGAACAGAACCAACACAATATGCAAGTTGAGAACATGACGTTGCTAGCTAAAGCAGAGAGCGACAAATCACTTGCAAGAGAGAGATTAAGCAAGATACTCACTGATCAAGCTATGGCTGAGCTAGATATAGCTAAAGCAGGCCATGAGCGCACAAGGTCATTCCTAGATCTAGTTATCGCTGCACAAGAGATCAAGGGTAACAATATCTCTCACGTTCAGCAAGTAGCCGATATCATGGGCACTATCGACGAGATAGGCCGCAGAGACGAAGTAATTGAAAAAAGTACTGCTAAAGTATAGTGTGGGACTGCTCCCTAGGAGGGCAAAATGAACAATTACAAAGTAGAAACGGGCATGAAATCACCTATCGCCGTCAAACGCGGTGGTAATGATGCTCACCCATCAGCCCCAATCAAAGCTATGGAAGGTTATGGCCGCACTGGTTATATCGAACCTCGTGGTTATGCTGAGCATATGGCAAAAGCACAAGCTCATGACAAAGGCGCAAAATCTGCGTCTAAGTACAAAGGCGGAAGGTAGTGGCTAACCCCCAATTACCTAAAGGGGATGTAATAGTCCCCCTTATGTCTCAAGAGTACGGCCAGCTTGTCAAAAAGATGAGTGATAAAGGCAACCTTGAGCTACTAAACCATGGCCAGAATGCGCTTGATACAGGCGAGGCTATGCACGCCGGCTCTATGCGCAATGTAGAAGCCGCTCTTAATCAAACGATCGCTAAAAATCCAGGCGTGAGTTTTTACCTTCTGCGATGCATGAGGCGAGACTTTAAAGCGTTTAATACCTTTCATGAGGCCATACAAGTTAGGCCCATGCACTGCCCCGTCCCTCAGACACCAGGCATGACATTATTCCAGTGGGACGCACCATCTCAGAAACTCACTATGTTGTGGAGCCTTCCAGTATCCAATCTGTTGGAAGCTACCGCATCGAGCGACCTAGACAAAGACTTGCAGAAAGCAACTCGTCAATATCTCCACGACACAAAGAAATTTAAATAGTTGAAGCTATTGCGTCTTACGTATATGTATAAGCATGTTGTAAGAGCATCAACCCCTCATAGGTAAAGCATGGATGATTATTCCGACATTAACGATCAGCTAGTCACTGATCAAGTCCAAGGCGACCAACAGGCAAACACCCAAGACGAAGCGCCGCCGAGTCAGGGTATGCGCCAACTCCGAGAAGCTTACCAACGTGAGAAGAACGAGAAGATTCAGAAAGATCTAGAGATTGCTACGATGAAAGCTAGGCTCGAGATGATCGAGCAAGGCTACTCCAAAGCACCCGTTCATAGACAAGAAGACGTCGAGACTGATTATCAGGGCGAAATCGACTCTATGGATGATGACCTTCCAAGCGGCGCACAAGTGAAAAAGGTAATGGGTGGTTTAGTTGGCGAGATAAAGCGTTTGAAAGCCGAAGCTCAAAGTGCAAAGAGCCAAGCGAACAACTCGACTTTATCCCCCATTGAGCGCGCTAGATTGAAATATGAAGACTACACTCGAGTCGTAAACAAGGAAGCTATCGACAAATATCTTACCAATTCAGCTATCCGAGAACTAATCGACGCTACAGAGCCTAATAAGCAGCCTGAGCTAGCGTATAGGATTATCAAAGGCGAGATTGAGAAAGAAGCATCAGGCCAGAAGCGCGCGCAGACAAGTGCGACGATTCAAGTAGCTAATACAAAGCCTGCTTCTATCAATCAGACTGGGCGTAATCTAACCATGGGCGAACAGTCGAAAGACATTTCACGCATGAACACTAGCGAGAAATCCGATTTAAGAGCGCGAGCTATGGATCAGATCAGGCAGTTTGTTAGGCAAGCTAATAGCGTAGGCTAGTGACAGTAGCTGGATGGAATCGATTCCATGTCAGCAGTTACAATCAATAACCTTCAGGCGCAAGTACCAAACAGCGCGAACCAGCTCTTGCTCCTCACCGAGCGTCCAGATCTGATCTTCAACCTGTTTGCTACTCAAGACGAACACCCTGAAGGTGGCGGCGATATTCATACTTATCGTCACTATCAACGCTTACCGTTGAACCTTACACCGCTACCACAAAACGGTCAGAACCCAGCTCCAATCCAAAGCCAGGTCAACGACTTTAACGCACAGCTTCAGCAGTACGGCGCTTATACACTCATCACAACGTTTGTAAGCTCTATCTCTCAAGAAGACGTCGTTACTAAGTATTTTGACCTTTATGCTCAGTGGACATCTGAGATGTGCGATCAGCTCCTTAAAAACGTGCTTATTGCCTCTACTTCAACTTACTACTGCCAGTATGGCGTATCACAAGATGACCCGACTGAAATCACTTCACGTGATATTCAGGAAGTTACAGCTCGTCTACGTTCAAACTCAGCGATCCCAATCATGAATGGTAAGATCGGCGAACTACGAATCGGTTCTTCACCTGTTCGTAACTGCTACGCTCTTCTTTGCCATACAGACCTTGAACCTCAGTTCAACCAGATCGGCAACTTCACATACACTTACAACTACCCTAACTACGACGGGGTTCTTGAAAGTGAATATGGAGCAGTCTTAAACGCTCGTGCCTTCACTAGCCAACTTGGTTCTTACATTGATAACGCTTCAGCCCTTGGCGAGCGTGTCTATCTAAGTCCTATGGTGTCTATGGAGTCGTTCGCTCATATCAAAATGAACGGACAAATGGCGCAGTACATTTATACCCCAGCTGGCTCAGGTCAAGATTATCTCCGACGCACACAAGCAGTCGGCGCGATCTTTACTCAAGCTCAAACCATCCTCAACCAGTTATGGGTTGATACAATGCGTTGCACGCTGAATTAGGTAATAGCATGTTTCAAGATCTAACTTTCGGCACATACGTATCAAACGGCGTTTCTCAGTTCATTCCTCTTGCATGGGTTCCAAGCAAGTTCGCAGTGAACGTCCGAGGCGACGTATCAGGCTCTAACTGGAATAGTGTGGCTAACCCAGGCGTTGTTAAAAGCGCTTTTGCTTACTCAGACACTCCAGCAGGAAGCGCTTACGCTGTAAAAAACACTGACGGCGCAGCTACTAATCAGGATATTTACTTCACATCAGGCGGCTTTAGCTTCTACGATGCAAGCAATCCTCCTGTTTACCCTACTGTAGCTATCACTAGTGTTTCACAAGCAGCGGCAGCAGTTGTTACAACTAGCGCAGTCCATAACCTATTGACTGGGGATTATGTCCGCTTTCAAAACGTGACTGGCATGCATCAGTTGGACACTCTTGTTTTTCAAGTAACTGTTCTAAGCACGACTACTTTTAGCATTACGCTAGATACGTCTGCTTTTGCAACAGCTGGTTCAGGGGGCAAAATCCTCCAGTTGTCACAACTTAACCCAATGTTCCCTCGCAATCTGCTTATCACAAGCATTACGCAAGCTACTAACGCGGTTGTTACAACTTCATTTGATCATGGTATTCGTATCCCAGCGCCAGGCGTAGGCGTTTACGCGTTCCTAACATTTACCATCACTTCACCGTATGGAATGGTTCAATTGAATGACAAACTAGTAAAAGTACTAAGCGTCACAGCTAACACTCTTACTCTTGATCTAGACACAACAGGCTTTACAGCCTTTGCTTATCCTACAGCAGGTACAGTTATCGTTGATAATACACCTCCTCAAGCGACTCCATCAGGTGAGATCGGTCAACTCTTCAATGCAGCTACTAACACAAGCCAATACGGTATTTTGTTAGGCGCAAGCATTGTAGGCGCATCCGGTGTCTACGTGAACTGGGAAGCTTATTTAGGCTCACCGCCAGTAGGCAGCTAGTAAAATAGCAAATAAGGGCGTCATTTAGGCGCCCTTTTTAATTTAAGGTATAAAAATGGCAAAATCCAAAGTAAACACAAGTGACCTAGATGCCATGGGCGTCGAAATGACTCCTATGATTAACGATAGCGTGCTTCGTGATGTAAGTGAGAAAACCAAAGAGCTGCAAGAGCGTGACCGCGAGTCAGAAGCTAAGATTGCAAGACTACCTGAAAAGGAAAGACCTAAAGACTTCACGTCTAAATCTCAGTCAGTAAAGGTGCGCGTAGGCAATGACGAACCGCATCAAGCCTCATTGATCCATCGTTGGGTAGCTAAAGACTACGACAAGAACAAACTGCACCCGATTGTTAAAGCGAAAATGGAAGATGGAATGCAATGGGTTACTGGCAAATTTCTATCTATCGAAGATAACAAGAAGATCAAGAACCCCGTCACGTTTGAAATATCACGATGGGGAGTGACTGAACAGCACACTTTGATTCACAATATGCAGTTCACAGTAAGGAAATTCGTTGCTGATCACCTCAACTCTCTAACCTATATGGTCATGGATGATGAGATCAAACAAGTTAGTGCTGATTCTCGCTTTGGCGGAAAGGGATTAAACTTCGATCAAAGCGTCGCAGGACACTATCCGAAGTATAGTTTTAACTGGACATATGCCGAGGGCAGCAATAAAGTAAGCATGCACACTCCAACACGTCTAGTAGGTATCTAATGAGCCAGGGAAATCTTGAGTCTATTCGCTTAATGACGAGAGAATTGACGGGTAGAGATCCCTCGCAGATGCCAGATAGCGAGATAGATGATCGTATCAACGATTACTATCAGATCGATATGCCAGCAAACTTGAGGATATTGAAGTTGAAAGACTTCTATATCTTCAATACCCAGCCCAACATCGACGTTTATAAGTTTGACGACGTTGATTATTTCTATGTGGAACCTCAAGCAGAGGTAGACGACTACAACTGTTTCCTTACTACTGAGCCGACCACATTCTTTAATCAGCTTCCAAGAGCGCAGATACACCAGATTATTGGGCAGGGTAACGGTACTCAGGGGCCTTTTACAGGTACGCTTAATGCGATGCCCGTTTACCGTTCTTACAATATGCAGAACCTCAATGGTGAGTTCCCCAATGATTACAACATTGGCATTAACCAAATGGTCATGTTCAACGCTAAGATGTCCGGCGAGCTGCCAGGTAATGGTAGCCTTGCTCAAGTAGTCGTTGATAGTCCCAATGTAATCACTGATCCAGCTTATCTCCCTATCTTCAACCCTCCCATATCTACCGCTACGGGCACTCGTTATTTAGATACGGGTACTCTGATCGGTGAAGTTGCAGCGGGTTCTAATTCGTTTATCAACTACATTACCGGTCAGTACAGCGTTACTTTTAGTCGCCCAGTACCTCAAGGCATGAACGTAGAAGCTGTTTATACGACTTATGCGCCTACTCGACCTAGCTCGATGCTCTTCTTTCAGGATCAATTCTATCTAGGAAATCCTCCTGATAGAGTCTATAAAGTGAAACTCACTGTCTATAGACGTCCTAGCGCTTTGATCAACTCCACTGATAAGCCAGAGCTTCAAGAGCTATGGCAGCTATTAGCGTTCGGAGCAGCTCAGAAGATCTTCGAAAGGAATGCAGACTGGGGACAGTGGAATGATATCCAACCAGCTCTAAAGAAATACGAGCAAATCTGTATGGCAAGAAGCATGTTGCAGAATGCAGCTACACGAATCGAAACCATCTATAGCATCGGTGGCGGCTCTTTCAGTGCAGCAAATCAACCTACGACGTGGTATTAAGGAATTATAAATGAGCAACACCTTTAAACCTTCGATTCCTCAGCCCTCCGACCCACAAGACGTTAGCCAGGGCGATCTATTAGCTAACAATCAAAGCTTGCAATATGTCTATGGTATTGATCATTGGCCTCTATTTCCCAGCAGTGCTAACGATGGATTTCATGAGCAAGTAACGCTGCCCACGTTCCCAAATAGCATTGGCGCTCTTCCAGCTCAACCTTCAGCTATCACTCCCTCGCTTAGGCTCTTTAGTCAAATAGTAGCGTCAGTTCCTACTTTATTTGGTATTAGCTCGGCTAGTGCAACACCTTTCCCAATTGGAGCTATCTCTGTTAATGCTAATCCAGGCGCCTTACAGCTCGGGAATATCATTATCAACTTTGGTTCTATTACGGTTAATGCAGGTGGTGGTACAGGAACGGGTACTGTTACTTATGCGCAAGCTTTTGGATCGGTACCCTATTCAATAGTTGTTACTCCCATGAGTGGTGGTGGTGTTGCCGCTGATAACTTTTGGGTGTCTAGCTCAACGGCTGCAGGCTGCGTAATTAACCAGCAGGGCGTTAATAACATCGCACCGCGAATCTTTAGTTACGTGGCCATTGGGTCAGTTTAGGAGTACAAATGCCTCTCAAAAAAGGTAAGTCAAAGCAAACTTTGCAATCTAACATCCGTAAAGAAGTAAAAGCTGGCGAGCCAGTTAAGCGCGCTGTGGCAATTGCCTATTCAGAACAAAGACGATCAGGACTGCGTAAAGCTGGCGTACGTAGAGCGCGAGGATAATGACACCTTACACCCCCTTTGTTGTAACCAATTTCTCCGATGGAATTAGAACCGATACCGAATCGTTTCTGATCCCCGATGACGCGACACCTCAAATGTTGAACATGACGCATTTTAGAGGGCGTATCGTTGAAAAGGGCGGCAACTCGCTTCTTTGCAATCCGTCTAATATAGGCGAGTATTTCAGAGGCAGATTAGGAGTTCGCAACCCAACGGGTACTACAACAAACGTTGCGGGTCAGGCAGTCATACCAGCAGGTACACTTATCCAAGCAGGCCCTTTAGATCCAGGCACTGTTAGGATTACCGTTGGATCTTTAACGGTCATTGATAACGCTATTGACGGCACTTTTGAAGTGTATACTGGCGGCCCAGCTACTGTTACAGGCCAGATCAACTATTCTACGGGTATAATTTCCACGGCAGTAACAGGCTTTGGAGCATATGGCGTTAGTACAAATAGCTGGTCAGCTCTTGTTATCCTTACTCCAAGCTCAATATCTCCTGTTATGGGTGCGGATAATATTGACGTAACAGGAAGCACATCAGAAAACATGATGGCCTTTGATACGGTTAAGCCTTACATATTCAACGTTAGCGTCGATCAGTTTCAGATAGCCGATAAGTACGACTCAACATCAGCTGATAGGCCAGTAGTTACATTTAGCGGTTCCGATAGCGACTTCTTTTGGTGCTTAAACTATGCCGATACATTTTGGGTAACAAATAACACGCCAGGCTTTCAAGCCCTTTACCCAATCAATGTGGTGGTTGGAGCTACGACCACGATCACCTTTCCTGCTTCAACTACCTTTGCGGTTAACGATTGGGTTTTCCTATGGGATCTAGGCAATATAACGATCACTCAAGCTAGTGACATTATCCAAGCTTATGGCCAAGTAACGGCTGTCTCTACCACTACTTTTGCTAATGACACCATCACAGTTAACATTGCTACGAGTTATACCGATGGTGCATCGACTTTCTCAGGTGGTGGAACGGTTCAAGCGATCAATAGGCAGCTGAATACTAGCGGAGATGGAATCAAATACTATTCCGTTTCAGGATGGCATAACTTTGCTCCACCTCTAACGGGCGTTTACAATACTCCTAACGGTGGTGGTGGTCAGGCAACCTATCTTTTTGGAGCGCGTTTTATCGTGTCCTACAAGGGATATCTGCTCTTTTTCAATACCGTTGAGGGTAAAACACTAGCTTCCGCTCAGCACTATCAGAACAGAATGAGACGCAGCGCAGCAGGTACGCCTTATTACAGCCAGCCGCTTCCTTCTACTCAAGGCACTAACGCTAATTCGTTCAGTCAGTTTCCAGGATTTGGCGGTTTTTATACCTCACCTGTTAATCAAGACATGGTAAGCGCGCGTTTTTGCCGTGATGAGCTGATTGTATCGCACGAAACGCACGACTTAAGACTAGACTTTACAGGAAACATCGCTCTTTTGTTCACATGGGCGAGGGTTAACGATGAGTTTGGCGCAGAGTCTACGTTCAGCATGATCAACGCCGACACTAAAGCAGTTAAGATCTCTCAGGATGGATTCACCGAATCTCAGGGTATCGACACTGTTAAGATGGATATGAAGGTTCCAGACCTAGTCTATCGCTTGTCTAATACGGACGATGGCAAGAAGCGCGTTCATGGATACCGTAACTTTGTCTCTCAGCTATTCAAATGGACTGCGGTTATCCCTCAAGGCTACCCTTCCTATCTCAAATTTCCTAATGTGGAAGTGGTCTACAACTACGCATTAAAGAGCTGGTCACTGAATAAGACGTATAACACTGTTTACAACAGTTTTAAGCTTTTCTACGACAATACATGGTCTAACGCTAAGCGCACATGGGCAGCGTCGCCTATGCCATGGAATACGCTTCAGTCTCGTAACGGTGAACAGATTTCTGTAGTAGGCAATTCCCAAGGCTTCTTTCACAAGACGGAAGAAACCCAGATCACATCACAGGCTTACAATGATCGCGGTTACAGGATAACCGATATTACGA